AAGGCTATTGATCGCGCATCTCGGGCGCGAAATCGCGTGAAGCGCGCGGCAGCCAATCAAGTGTGGAAGGCGGCCAACCGCGATAAGACTCGCGCATGGCGAGAGGCGAACAGGGAAAAGATCAATGCACAGAAGCGCGCACTGCGGGCAGCCGATCGGGCCAAGATAGCTGCTCAGTATCGCGAGTGGGGAGCCGCAAACCCGGAGAAAATGGCCTATCATCGCCACAAATCTGCTGCAAGGCGGCGTCGCATTCCTTTTCTCCTCACATTTGAACAATGGTGGGAGATCTGGTTTTTCAGTGGAAAGTGGGAGCAGCGCGGTAGGCGCAAGGGTCAATATTGCATGGCCAGATTCGGAGATCTTGGCGGGTATGAAGTCGGTAATGTTCGGATAATCCTTGGGCGCGATAATCTGGCGGAAGCCGATCAGTCGTATCGCAGCAGACCACGAAGCGATGAGTGGCGCAGGAACCTTTCGGACGGCCTGAAAGATTATTATGCGCGCATTCGGCATGCTAACGGCGACCCCCACGCCTGACAGCGAGCCGCGGACGGCCCACAGCAAATGGACCGTCCTTCAGTGCCTCCATCCGCATCCTGATATGCCGGCCAGAAAAGCGCACATCCACCAAACCATCGCGCTGCTCAGTATAAAGTCCCGTGTCGTGCTCAGGACCGTTTGGCTGTTCCCTCAACGCGAAGCGGTAGCCAAGCATATCCGGCTCAGCGGTGGCCGCATCCAATATGATCTGTCGGACGTGAAACCGAACGTCCCCCTCCCCCATCACAACCGATCCCGATTCGGCATACACAGAGCCAACCGGCGCGCGCGGAACGCCGTCGTCCAGCCAACCGAACTCGTGGATGTATAGGCAGGCACCGCCAGCGGCAGGGCCCGCCAATATCGGGTTGTCGAGCGTTCCGGTTGCATCAGCGGCAGTTCTATTCCTCACTCCGATCGTCCAGGGCCGGCTTGCGTCGGCATAGTTGACCGCGATGTAGCGGTTGCATTCGTTCGCGCCCTCGTCGGGGAAATCTATCCAGATTTCGCTAAACGCCGGATTCGGCGAGCCGAACACACGCCCCACCATCTGCCGGTTCACGAGGCTGAAAAACCAATCATCGACGTCGCACTTCAAAGGCTGCACGGCGCCGGCATAGCCCCAGAATGTTTGCAGTCCAGGCCACGCGACATTGCTGCCGATCCGCACCACAGCGCGCGGTGAGATCGGCCCGCATCCAGATGCTATCTCCACGATTCCGTAGGCGTAAGGCGGCCCTACATAGGTCATCTTGTGCAGGTCGTTGCCGGTGAACAGCAGGATGCTGTCGGCGATCTTGATAGCCGCCATGTTGACCGCGGTCGGCGCCCAGACCGCGTAGTCCTCCTGATCGGACCAGGCGATCATGCGCGGGTCACCGCCGGCCCCGTAGAGCACCACGTGCCGCTGGTCGGTGACGATCACCCCCCGGTTCAGCACTGGTGCCGTTGTGACGATGGCGGGCAGTGTTGTGGGTGTGTTGGGATCCCACTCGAACAGGTGGCCGTCCTGGGTCGGCACGATCAGCAGACGCTCGCCAAACGTATCCATACTCCACCGGTCGCCCATCGTCGCGCTGATGTCCTGCGGACCGATGTCGTCTGAATCGCGCGCGGTGCCGTAGGTGCTCTCGCCATAATCCGCGAGGCCGTAGCCGTTCAGCGCGCCGGGCGGATCGAGCGGGCCGACACCGGCTGGCGTGATGTCGTGCAGCGTGTCGGTGTCGAACCTGTAGGCATAAAGCCCGGTGTCAGTGCCGAACGCGGCCCAGCGGATCCGCGCGTTGTCGTGCCACGTGATCAGGTCCCGCACCGGAGCGGACACGCCCGTGCCTGGGATTGCCACGTTGCCGCCGATCGGTTGGATCTGCCCGCCGCGGAATCGGATATTGTTCGTGTCCCACCAGCGCCCGACAGTAGCTTCCGGCGTGGCGTTGCGCACAACGCCAGGAGGCGGGGCCTGGGTGAGACGCGGCATGGTCAGTGTGACCCGCGCATCGGTGCCGACATCAGCCGGCGCACCAACGGCACTGCAGCGGTCGCTGCGGCTGGTGCTGCCTGTGCTCCGGCGTAGATGATCTTGGTGACGACCATGACCGGCTGCACCACCTCGAGCCGCGTTCCGCTGCCGCCGGACGACACGTTGTGCGCGTGCCAGCCGTCTGCATTGATGGTGTGCGCGTGCTCGATTGACGCCAGGACATTGTGCGCGTGGCTGCCGCCCACGGTAATATAGTGAGCGTGCGAAACTGAGTCATACGTCTGGATGTTGTGTGTGTGGACGCCCTGTGCGTCGGTGACGTAGTTGCTATTGCCGAATGCGGTGGACATGACCGGGGTCGCGCCGCCTGCCGCGCCCGTGCCGGAGGTGGGCAGGGTGATGTTGTGTGCGTGCGCACCGTCACCGCTCGACCAACCGGTGTGGGCGTGAATGCCGCCGGCCTGAGTTGCGCCGTCGTGGTTGTGCAGGCCCTGCGTGTCGGTGGTGTGGGTGTGCGCGCCGCCGCTGGCCGTGGAGCCGGCGTGACTATGGCCGCCCTGCACGTCAACGCTAAAGTTAACGCTGGGCAGGTTGGCCTGCAGGATGCTGTAGGACAGCGAGCCGACGCGTTGGGCGAAGGCGTAGCTGCGCGCCGTACCGTTCGCATCGGTGACACTACCAGCGCCGATCGCCGCGCGACCATTGGCCGGCGGCAGGTTGAACGTCGTGGAACCGTCGCCGCCACCCCACGCGGTGCCGATCGCCGCGAACAGTTCGCTGTATGTCGTCCTGGACACGCTTCTGCCGTCACACGCCAGCCAGCCCGGCGGCGGGTTGGGGCCGGCGTAGTCGAGCAAAGCGCCAACAGGCATGGCCATGGATACGAACTCATCCAATGTATCCATGTTCTCATTAATCTTCGTTCCCCAACTGTCACGACTAGCCCCGACCTCAGGCTTAATCAGTGACATCTGGGCGGTGTAGGTGTCGGCCATTGGCTGTTCCTATGCTCAACTCACACTCTCCGGTATCTAAGTGTCGGCGGTATCATCATTCGTCTTCACATAATTCCCATCTGCCGCGACCGGCAGACGGAAGCGAAAGCCAGACGGTCCGAGGCCGGTCCAGCCATACCTGGTGCCGACGCGTCGGCGCCAGTCGCGGTGGTCGCCAAACCCAGGAGCGGGAGCGGCGCGCGGGAGCACGGTGACGCCGCCGACCTTCCTCTCGAAGACGTAGACCGTGCTGCCGTCGCACGCCTTCCAGTCCGGATTGCCGGTGGATGATGCCCGAATCGTGCCTGCTAGAACTGTCATGGTGCGTCTCCTATGTGCCGATTACCCCGTGGGTGCGCAGATCCACCAGCAGTGCCGCCAGCGCCTGCGCTACCTGTGGCAGCGTTGCGGTCGTCGCGTCGAAGCTGTTGACCCGCACACCGTTAACCGGCGCCGTAGCACCCCAGCCACCGATGCGGGCCTGCAGCACCTGCACGCCGCCGGATGTGCGGTAGACGCCGCCCACCTGCATGTTGTTGGTTATGATGAAGTTGCCGGTGGCGCCGAACGTGTGCGGCGATGTGGTGACGCCGGCCGCAGTGGTGGCCCGCAACACGATGTCCGCGTGGGTCGCGGCGTCGCGGTTGTCCAACTCGAAGAACCAGCCGCCTCTGGCCGTGTTGGCTCGCGTGATCGTGCCCGACGCGTTCGTGTAGACGTTGAACCCCAACCTGCTGACGGCCCCCGAGGCGCTGCCCGCCGTGTAGCTGTAGGTCAGCGGCTGGTTGCGCGCCGTGGTGCTGTCGCCGACGCTGAGCACGATGTCGCTGTTGCCGCTGAGCGCCACCGACTTCTGCAGCGAGCCGCCCGTCAGCGGCAGCACACCGAGCCACGAGGTGGTGGCCCCCTGGCGGCCGTAGATCGTGCCGTCCGTGGGCGCCTCGGCAATACCGCCTCCACCGCCCGCTGCAGCCGGGTGGACGTGGTCTGCACGGGCGTATGTCGGATCGGTGCCGACCGCCCCCGCCCCGCTCTCAACCAGCGGCGTGGCGCTGGACGCTGCCGGCAGTGCGCTGGTGAGCGCGTAGGGCGCCAGGGCGGCAGTGACGTTGGCCGCCGTCTGGTAGCCGGACGGGTTGGATGCCGCGTAGCGCGTGGTATCGGTCGGATGGACGTGGTCAGCGCGCGACCAACTCGTGGCGGCGCCGGCCGTCGCTGTGCCATCTACCAGCGGTGTGGCGCTCGAACCGGTCGGCACGTTGGCCGTCAGCGCATAGGGCGCGAGCGAGGCCGTGACGTTCGCCGCGGTCTGATACCCGGCTGGATTGGTATTGCTGTAGGCTCCGCCGACGCCATTCGCGAGCGTCTTCAGCGTGCTGTCGATCGTGTCCGAGTTGAGATTAAGGTGCGTTCCCCATGCGTCGTCGTCCTCGCCTGGAGCCGGCTTGAACAAACCATAGTTGGGCGTGGTGGTGTAGTCGCTCATGCCGGTTCCAGTTCTGGCAGGCGGGTGACGGTCCAGGCGCCCGTCCCGCAGCCGTCCACAGGCGCCCAGGCGCCCGCTGTGCAGTCCTGCGGTGTCCATGTGCCGGCGTTGCATGCCGCCGTCTGACGCCACGCCAGAGCCGCGGCACCGCTGGCATCGAACGACAGCAGGCTGATGCCGCCCACCTCGTAGACGCGCGCCGGGTTGCGCGAGTAGGGGCCGGCGCCATAGGGACCGCGACCGAATGGGCGGGGTGTGGGCATCAGACGCCAGCCACCGCTGCCCAGGTGCCGCTGCCCCGGCTGACGTAGAGCGTGGCACCAACAGCACCACCAACGCGCGAATAGAGCGAACCTATGGGCGCGGTCGCGGTAGGTGCCGCCGTGCCGGTCGTCCACGTCGGGCCTGCGGTTGTGCCGCATTGCACCGATGCCGCAGTGACGACGCCAGCGCCATCGACCATAAACCCCGTGGATTTAAGAAACGCAG